TCCGCAGATGATACACTTCGCCAGCAACGCCCTTGATATCAACCGAGAAGGTGTATTCTGTACCATCTACCGCGCTAACCGTGCCGAAATAAACACCGGATTCTGTGCTGTCTACTGGGGTAATTTCCATGCACCACGCGCCCCTGCGCTGTTTCGTTGCAATTCTCGAAAGAGACGCGCCCCCAGCCGCTGCATAGCCGGTCAAATTTGTTTCAAAACTAGGGTTGGTAATGAGATTCGTTGCTGCTTGCGGTACAACAATTTCTACTTTTAGTTTTTCCCAATTCGCTGTCATGCCAACGCCTTTAGCTGGTCAATAGTTTGTATGATTTCGTCTTGCTGCAAGACTGCATTAAAGTTGTAGTTGTTGGTTTGACCTGTACCGCTGACCTCTCCATCAACGGATAAATCAGGGCTCTTTATCGAACCCTGAAAACTGTCTAAGAATCCTTCTTTGTTTACGGCTTTCAACGCATCCAACACACCCCATAAACCAATCTCAAACGGAGTAGGACTGCCCGGAGTGAGCCAATCCGGAAGTTTTATATTCTTCAATTTTTCGGTCAAAGTTTCTATCCATCCCACAATCGCACTGACAACATTCGATATACCATCAAAGGCAGGTTGAAGTTTCTCCTCTAACCAAGCGGCAACGGTCTCAATGATTGGTCCGAACTTTGTATCCCAAAACTCTTTCAAAGCCTCAAATATCGGAATTACTTTATCCTTCACCCACTCCCAAACGAACTTCAATGCCGGTTGCAAGACATTCTCCCACAAGCCAGCCAATGCCGTTAAAGCAAGCGTCAGAGCCACATCAAATAACTCAGCCAACGCATCAAATATAGGCATTACATTGTCCTGAATAAACTGCCACACCGCATTTATTGCCGGAAGTAAAACATTCTCCCAAATCGAAGCAACCGCCGATAAAGCCGCACCCAATATCACACCTGCAACGGAAGCAATCTCCTGAAATATGGGGACGACCTTTTCTTGTATAAAAGTCCATACTGCCGTCATTCCAATAACCAGATTGTTCCAATACTGAACCAACCCCTGAATCGCAAGCACTAAGACGTTGCCGAGAAAATTCCATAACTCCTGCAATACGGGCAACAGGTTAGTTTGTATCCAAGCCCAAACTTCTAAAATAGCAGGTAATAACACCTCAGTCCAATAGGTTTTAAGTGTCTCGATAGCCAACGGGACATTGACCTGTAACCATTGCCATAACTGTTGTAACGCTGGTAGTATCGTGTTCGTCCAGGCTTCCGTAATTGCTGTCCTCATTCCTAAAAAGTCGGTCTCCCAAGCCTTTCTCAATAGCACAACAACAGCCAAAACACCCAAGAACGCCGCTACAACAGGCGCAAGGGCACTAATAATTGTTCCGATAAAAGATATAAGGGTAGGCACTAACCAACTTGCTATCAGGATGCCGATGGCTATTAATACGTCTTTTAATTGAATATTGTTTGCTATCCAATCCATTATGGGTTGCATGGCAGTTCTAACGGTTTCTACAAAACCTATAACTTTATCAATAAAGCCTTGTATCTTTTCCGATATTTCAGGTGGGAAGAACTCGTTTATAACTTTACGAAACGCCTCTAATGGACTCATTCCGTTTATGATATTGCGAACAAATATAAATAATGTATCTGCTAAGAACTCAACCGTTGGTGCAATGTTTTCTAAAGCTCCCGTAACAATAGGTAACACATTTTTAGCTAACTCGCTAAACATATTCATAAACGTGCTTAATGTCGGCAAGAACGCCACACCTATCTGGTCTTTTGTATCTTGAATAGTTGCCTTGAATTGAGCTATCTTGGCGGCGGCTGTATCATTCACGCTCGCCATGTCCCCATACTTTTCATTCAACTTTTCCATTGTCAAAAGCCTGACTGCCTCTTGCTGTTCTGCCTTACTTAACTCTTCGGTTGATTTTCCTAAAGTTGCGGCATACGCTTCTGTAGCTTCTGTAAGGCTAACCTGAATGCCCAAGTTATCCAAAATCATAGGACTTGCACGTCCAACACCCTTGACAAGCGAATCCATCATAAACCCCATGTCCTGTCCGGTAGCGGCGGCGGCTTTCTGTACCAGCCCCATAGCATCAGGAAGTCCATAAGCAAATTCATCTGAAACAAGTGCGGCGGCAAGGTTGGCTTGTTGCATCAAATCTCTCATAGATACCATTCCCCCAGAACCTTCTTGCATCGCCTTTAATAAAGCATCTCCCGACATATCTGCTCTTTCAGCCAACCCATCAAAAGCATTTTGTAAACCGGGTATTGGCGTAGCATCAACCGTTAATTTGCCTAACGCCAATCCAACTCCGGCAACGGCTGTTCCTGCTAACGCCGCACCCCCAACCAAGCCCATAAAAGCGAGTTTACCTGCGGACTGCATCGAAGCTGTTACCGCTCCAAACCCGCTACCCATAGCAGTCGCTTTCGCACTTGCGCCAGCCAGTCCAGCATCAAACCGACTTGTGTCTAATCCTAATTTTGCAAATATCGTTGCGGCGGTCGTCATTTTTTATCCTTTACGCCAAAAGTCGAGGCAATCATTCTCATTCGCTCTTCTTTCGTGGCGTTACGATACTTTTCTCGCATATTAGCTTCATGCTCAACCTGTAAGTAAGCCTTCTCGGTCAAACTAAGCATGTTCCTGAAAAAGTCTTTTACATTCTTAGCATCTTTCCTCTTACTGGCGTTCACGTTCACCATCATAGCCAGTAAAGCGGATGTCCGGTACTCTTCGTCATGCCAACCCCAAGGCTCTAACTGGTAAAAGGCTCGCCAAGAGCTGTACTCCTCAAAACTCAAATTCCGGACTTCACTAATCGATTTTCCAAGAGCCAACCCTAACCTGTGCTCAAATAATCGGTCAGGGTCGGCACTTAGTTTTTTACTTGTTCTAGAGCCTCAACGTCTTTCTGCATACCCGAAAACTCAACAATCGCAAGCGCAACAAAACCAATCGCTTCACCGTTCTTTTCTTCGAGTTTCGACACCTCATTATCGGTGAAGAGCCTGATACCATTCTCGTCACATACACCCTGAGCAAATATCCAAGCGTCATGTCCGAATAGATTAACGTCTGATTCGATGTTCTGCGCTTGTCCGTGCTGTTTTAACCCGAACTTGCCAAACTGACGCTTCAAATAAGCGTCTTGCTGTCCTCTGGTAAGCTGGCGAATAAACACCGTATCGCCCCAAACAGGGACTTCAATCTCTTTAACCTTAATATCCGAAATACTTAAAATCTGCTCTTTATTAAAAGCCATTACAAACCTTTCTACTATGTACTTGCGCCAATACTGACTGCACCGGAGATCTTCAAGGTGAACTCCACCTGTGCCTGCTCTTCCATCGGCAAACTGATATTAAAGTCTGTTACAATCGCCGCAAACTCAATATCCATACTGCCTGACGAACCGTCTCCTGCGGTGATAATCTGCCAGTTGTGCAAATCATCATCCAAGAACTTAGACAACACTCCAGCAGTACCATCTTGCGTTGCGCCAGACGGAATCCAGTTAGCCGTAATACCAACCTCTCCGCCGTCTCTCATTCCCGGAATAAACTCTCGCCATCCGTTAGCTGAATCCTGACTGGTAACCTCTATCGTCTCTCTCGTCATACTTGGTCCGTCAATGTCCTGAATCTCAGCGACTTTGGTGAAGGTTTCAGCCGTTCCGTCATTACCAATTTTCAACTCTGAACCATAAGCCCACCAAGCATTGCTCATAACTACCTCCTACGTAAATGTAACCGCACCGGAAATCTTAATCGTACATTCCAATTGCGCTTGTTCCTCCAACGGCAGACTGATATTGTGGTCAGTCAAAATACCATTGAAGCTAATCGTTACCGTTCCAGAACTTCCATCATCGGGAGTTACAATCTTGAATGCCTGTAAAGCATCTGACTCAAATATCTGCAACAAGCCTCCCGTACCATCGTGGGTTGCATTAACAGGAATCCAGTTGGCGGTAATTCCAACTTCTCCACCATCACGCCATCCAGCTAAAAACTGCCTGTATCCGTCTCCTGCCGTCCCGTCATTATGAGTAACTTCGATGGTGTCCTTACTCATACTCGGTCCGTCAATGTCTTGGATTTCAGCAACCTTTGTCGTTCCAATCTGGAGCTCACTTCCATAAGCCCACCAAGCATTACTCATCTTTACCTTCTCCTACTAACTTGTGCCCTGCGACATGCTTTATCATTTTCTCTTTATAGTCAGTCTGCAAGCCACATCGATTACAAACATAAACGGGAATCATATTCGCCCACATTCTTACCTCATAATCCTGTACCTCCGGCTTATCGCCCAATGTTTCTTCAAAGTTTACCAATCGCTCTATCTTATCTGCCTTTAATCCTTCTTTTGACAAATCTTTTAGGTCGAGCAAATCGTCTAACTGCGTAACCGTCATTTCTTCTAATATATGTCTTTTCATCACACCGTCCAATGTATCTCGAATTGTCCGAATACCTTAAAGTGCCTTGCGTCAGTCATCCATTGGTCTTGTCCTTCTCTAACAAACACCGAGCCGACAGCTTGACTATTCATTGTTCCACTATACCCAGCCAACGCACTCCGGATTAGATTGTAGTTTGTATATGCGCCGTCAATCTCATCGTCAAACACATCGACCTGAAAAATGGTCGCTCTTATTGCCTCCGCATCGTAGGTATAACCAGCTGTGTCTGCAACCGTTCTCAATACAGCAAACGGATAAGTAACGTTATCTGGGACTTTCAACACAAATATACGCTCACCAAAAGCATTCTTTACTGCGGTTTCCGTTCTTAGATAGGTTCTTACATTAGCCAACATTACCACTTCGCCATATGGTCTAATATCGTTAGATTGATTGCAAAAGCCATAGCGTGCAACGCTCTCGCCTTACTCCTGCCAGTTGCACTTGGAACGATAAACGGCTGAATCGGATAATTCGGGTTGCTCGTTCCATACTCGATATAGGGGGCATATTCCGTGCTTGGTCCGATTTCAACCGACGTGCCACTCACAAATCGCTCAATAATGCTCGCTCTCGTTGCGCCAGTATCAACCGGAACAAGTAACTTCTGTGTCGTCTTCACCACCGCCGATCCTGCTCCCAACACATCTTTAACTTCTTTTGGCGTGAACTTCATCTTGTCCATTTTATCTTTGAACTCTGATACATCAAAAGTTATCGCCGCTTTCATAACGCAACCTTCTTCAATGCAACAACATAACCAAACACATCTCTATCTTTTACGCCGACAATCTCAAAGGTCATAGCCGTAAAGTCCTGTGTGTCGTCATCATCACGATTAAACCTGTGCGTCAAGGTTACCCTATCACCCTTACTCGGCTTTGTTCCAGTAAACCTCAATTCGGCTTCAACATTTTCAATATCAGCGTACTCAGCCCAAGTTTCTTTTGAGGGCTTATCGGTAAACGAACAACCAACTTCAACAGACGACTCGCTATAAGTGACCTGACCGTAACTGTCATAAGTGCTCACCGTCCTATATACTATCGTGGCGGTATCCACATAAAAGTAATCTTCTACCCTTTTCTGTAACCGCTCAACAAATTTTCTACTCGGAAGTACCATCGTCAAACTCCGTATGGTAAGGTAGAGTCTTGCCGACTATCCGAGCGATAAGGTTGTGAGACGGTCGAGGTCGGAATTATCGACCGCAACCCAAACTCTCGCTCCTTTTCTCTCAACAACTCTTCGTAACCTTCTTTGGCTTCTTTCATTCCACTAACAGTAAGCCAATCAAGCGAAAAGTTAGGTCTCGACAACTGCGATAAAATAAACCTTAGACAAGCAATCGTTGCGCTCTCAACTGTGCCTGCGTTCACCCAATACTGAATTGTTTCGTCATCCACAAAATAACCATTTGTGTCCGTGTCTCCAATATGGAAGCGAACGAGGCTTATGTCATCACTCAACGAAGCATCAAAGCTAAAGCTCATTTCTATTCCTCGATATAAATGATGCACCCACCAGATTTGACATTGCCACCAGACGTAATCGCCAATTTAGGCTTTCCATTGACAATTAGGTCTACATATTCCGTAGCTATTTCTGCGCCAGTATCATCATCCGCTGTTACTTTCGGATAGTACCAAGCATCACTATTAGCATCAGTCAATGTCATTAAAGTCAAATCCGGCGCATCGTCATCCATATCAACAGATATAACTGCATCCACACCATCAGCAAGGTCGCCATCTATCCATTGGATGCCCTTCAACAATCCAACAACTTTATGATTGGAAGTAACCGTCAAAGCCCCGGCAGTTCCATCAGTGCCATCAGTTGTTCCATATAATTTTACCATTCTTATCATTTGTCACTCTCCAATAGGGCTTCAATTCTTGCTTTCATACTTCGCTCAAACGCAAGCCCTCTTTGTTCCATTAGGTCGCCTAACTCATTGTAGGACAGGTCGGAATAATCATATACCACTTCATCGGCACTTTCCTTAGAAACCCTGTAAACCGCCTTAGAATCGATTATAGACTCACGATTAGGGAGGTCTAATGGAACAATTTGACCTTTCCGGTATTTCTTTCCGGTAGCCAAATAATTTACATCAATTGCGAACCTGTATTCATCCATTGTAAGCATCCCTATACTTCATAAGTTTATTCGCCAGTTGTAATGCGCCTTGTGCCATTAGTTTCTCTTTTTCTGCTAACTGTATCTGATTTGTTAATGCCTCCATATACTTGCCGATAATCGTTGTTGGCATATCATCTTCAAATCCGTAAAGGGGTTGAATAAACAGACCGTCAGAACAATTAATACTCAACTCAATTCCTCTACCAAGTGCTACACCGTTCCAGAACGCAAAATGCCCTTTCTGGTGCATATATTCTGATGTGGTATTTAATTCAACACCGTAAACATCAATAACATCATATTCAAGGTAAATCGCTAAACCAATGGCATAGGCAACCGAACAATTTAAGGGTTTGAACTTCTCGCCCTTTTGTTTACCACCTGATACAAGGGATAAAACTCCCTCTAATGGATATTCAACTGAGCCAGGTATTCTTGGGTCTGCAACCGGATACATCCATACGGGATATTCAACCGTCTGTAACAAATCCCAATATTCTGGGGTGCGGGGATGATTCATATAGTTACGGGGAGAATGTATTTCTAATAACCCGTTACATCGCTTTAACCAAGCAGAGCAAATCCAATCCGCAAACGACCAGATTTCATAAGACTTATCATCAAAAGGTGCATTCTCTCTCGTATCAGCTTGTGCGCCGACTATCGCAACTTTTTTCACTCATAACCTTTCTACTTATGATGCGGCGTCAATCGTGCCATCACTATAAACAGTATGCCAGTTAGTGCCGTCAAATACCAAAACAGCAACATCCTGAGCGGCGTCTAATGTGAATTGATAGCCGTCATTGAAATTGGTCGGATGAATAATTACATCTGTGGTAGCTCCTGTGCCATCATCATACTTAATAATCTTCATCTGACCTGCCTCACCATCCGCCAAAGTTAGCGTAATGGAAGCTGTACCATCTGCGCCGGCTGGGTATACAAGTGAAAGTAAATTCGTAAGGGGAAGAGCACCCGATGCCTTAATAACAGTTGAGGATGCGCCCTGAAAGGCTAATCCGGTAACATCTCCGGTAAATCCTGCTGTACTGATAACGGGTCCGCTAAAATGAGTGTTCGCCATTTGTGTACCTCCTTCTAAGTACCGTCTATACGGGTTCAGGCATTGGCTATGCCATTAACTCGCCCACTTTTTGGCGTGGGTTACCATTGGAGGGATGCCTTCGGGGAGCATCCCTCCGTCAATCAATATTAGGCTACTTCATGCCCATAAATAAATCGTGGGTCGTCCCAACCATAGCTATATCGCATATAGCCACGATATTTTGCAACTAAGTTATAGTCGCTGGATGGGTTAAGAGCAATCTCCGGTCGCACTCGCCAGAACCAAAGCAGGTGCATTTGCGCCATACTGCGGTTCAGCATGAACCAGTTATTTGCATCTGACAAATAGGGGTCTACAACAACTTGCAACCCCTGACTGTTCAGGAAGTTAGCATCATTATCGGCTGAACCCGGCTTGCCAATAGCGTTTACAATCTCATATGCCGTCGCCTGTAAAGCGGTAGGCACATACAAGGTATCATAAACAATCGGTAAGGGGTTTCCTCTATCATCATTCAAATCATGCCCTGCAATCAGGGTAGACACAACTGCATCATAAGATATAGCAGTCGTTCCTGTGTTGCTGAATGTATCACTCGAAACACTGTTCACACCATGATTGGTTTCACATAAAGGCTCACCATCAGCGCCCAAATAAGAATCGCTAAAAGCATTATTCAAAACGCTTGACATATGGGTCGCAATCGTTGTTCCGAAAGCATAACCCAATGACTGAGCTTTACGCTTAATTTGACCTGAACGGTCATCATCCCATAACTTTCGTTCAATAGCCACGCCTTTGGCATATTCTTTATGGGTAAAGGTTGTTTCATCAAGGGGTGCAAAGCTATCATACTCAATCGCTTGTGGTTGTCCTTCTGCCGTAGCCGAATTGTACTCAGGCACAACATCAAAAGAGCCAATTCCTTGTGAATACTCAACAGATGAGTTGCTCGTACTGATACCGAAAAACGGCATCAATGGAGAGCGAACTTCCTGCATTTTTTGCGTCCATTCTTTCCGGATAATCGGGAGAACGAATCGCGGCCATTCTTTACTGTTCATTGGTACTGCCATTATTCATTCCTCCTTAGCTCGTTGTATCCAGAAGCATAGCGCCCTGAGTTACAACACAATCAACTTCTGTTCCGACTGAATTATTACAGCGCAATACTGCGAGACATCCACCAGTTGTATCACCAACATCCAAACTACCGTTGGTGTTTACATCAACCGATTTATTAGCAAGACCTGCTAATGCGGTTGCATCGGCGTCTGCTGTTCCTCTAATAACCATTCCCGGGGCAATAACATAGACCTTAATCGGGTCTGCGGCGGTTGCGGCGGCTGAGGTGGCTTCTGCCGCTAATCCGATAATCTCGGTAGCATTAGCAGTCGCTTCATCAACCTGCCCGCCATTCATCACTAAAAGCGTTCCAACCTTTGTTTCTAAACCGGCTGTCGCTTCAAGGGTAACCATTCTTGGGACTCGGTCACCCCATAAGTCATAGACAAACTCCCAAGTATAGGTAGGGGCTGCCATAAATTTCTCCTTCGCCGTTAGGCTTCATCAACATATTTTAGGTATTCTTCCGCCGTATAGCCAAAGGTTTCTGCAACTTGCTTCTCATCTGGGGTCAGCTCTCGTGTCTTCGGTGAAGCACCAGAACCTCTATTCCCTGCACCTATATTCGGGGCAACTGGTTTCAAAAGTAAATTCTTGTTTCGAGCAATCCAATCAAGTTTCTGCTTTACAGACAACTCGTCTGGAATAAGAGAACGCATTTCTTCTGGAATGTCCGCAACTTGCGATTCAAATAGACTTTCCATTGTTTCTTTGTAGGTTTCTACTTGTTCCGCAAGCGGTTTCAATTCGCTAAGTTCCGCTGTGGTCTGCTCATAGAGTTGCTTATAATCTTCCTTCTCTTTGAGCCTTGCCTCTTGTGCTTCTTTGAGAGCCTTCTCTTGTGCTTGTAACTTCTTCTCGTATTCTTTCATCCGAGAATTTACTTCGTCAAACCGTTCTTTCGGAATCATAGGACTTTCGGGTTTTTTCGCCTCCGCAGGCGTCTCCTCAACTTCCGCACCGTTACCCGAACCATCACCCTTGTCCGGCATGTAATACCAACCATTTCTAAACATTTTATGTCCTTTCATAACACTACATTTTGATATCGCTGTACGTACAGCGGCGTGTTGGTCAAATATCGTTTTGACCAGACGAGGTGTTTCTTAAATACTGAATAGCTAAATTCAAGCTATTAATATTGTCCTCAAATAATCCTATTCCAGCATTGCATTTATGACACAACAACCCTCTAACCTTTCCGGTATCGTGGTCGTGGTCTACGAATAAAAACGGTTTTTCTCTTGTCGTTGGCTTTCGGCAAATAGCGCATAAACCAGCTTGTTCCATATACATTTTTTCGTACTGCTTCAATGAGATATTATAGGTTCGCTCTAAATACTTATTCTTTGTAGCCATCTCTGATAAGTCAATTTGCTCTGTTGGGATAAGAACTTCTCGCTCTTGACACTCGATACACCATCTGTCTCTTGCCGGAGTCTTTGAACTTCCCTTTTTCAAATCCCACACACCAGGCTGAAATGCGCTAAGCGGCTTTCGTAATCCACAACACTTGCACCTTCGTTCATTTGCTTTGCTCATAAGTTATCTCCTATATTGTATCAGTTCTTATTGTCTGTGTCAATCAGTTTATCTGGGTCTGTAAACGTTTCCGAGTAATTTATAAACACTTTTGACGTTCCTATTTGCACCCATATTCCATATTTAGTTTTCTTGATAATTTTATATTCTCCAGCGGGCAAAACGTGAAGCGTGTTAAGCATTTATGTATCTCCTCTTTCTCTATCATTTATCAATTCAGCAAGACCCTCCACCGCTATTCTATGCAAGCTCTCACGAATTTCACCTCCGACCTTTCTATAAATATCTGGCTGAATATAAATGCAGAGACAGGGCGTCAAACTGCCCATTTTATCCTTATACTCACCAATTCCCCTACATTTTACGCATTCTGGTATAGGCTCATACTTAGCGTTTTCGTACTTTAATTTCAAGCGATTTAACTTATTCATCCCCACTGTTTCCTTCCTTTAGCAATTTCTTATATAATTCTTCAGCTTTATCTTTAGCCCATTTATTTAATTTCGGCTCTTCCCCCTTTGGCGTTTCTGAATATATTATCAAAGCCATTATTACTTCGCTTGGTATACTATTCATATCTACCATAATCCAAGCCCCTTAAAAAATCTATCGACCTCTTTAACAGACTGAAGCATTAATTCTGGGGTCAAATTGGGTTCATATTTATACATTTTATATAAGTTGTCAGCCCACACTTGCCTATCTTGTTGATATTCCGTTAGCATCATTGTAAGTTGCTCATTTTTAGAGTTGGTGGCATGAATAAATCTAAAGGGCGGGTTATATTTGTCCAAGTTGCCATCAATTATATTATTCCTATAAAGTATGGTATGGATATATTCATGGTCTTGAACTTTCGTCCCTATATATTCCGGAATTATCTCTATGGTCTTACGCCGAACTACAGCCGCCGAGCCGTTAGGCATGTAGCCGTCTGGGTTTAATATTCTTAATGACACCGTATCATCCAAAACAACTGGAGAACCATCAAGACGATATGCCGTCCTGTATTTAGGGTTAATTGGTTCAAGTTTTCTAACTTCATAATCCATATTTAATATTCTATCTTTGAACCTGTTACCCAACTCGCTATCATAAACGTTGTTTAATTCAGGTAAATAGTTTTGATAATTGTAAGTGTCAAGCATTTTTGCGTTTACAACTTTGTCCCTATAACTATCATACCCCTCCAACTGCCATAACGGTTTCGCTCCCGGCATCATTCCAAACACATCATCATCATGCCATTTCACAAAATCAGCGTCTAACTTGAATTTCCCCTGCTGGTATAAATCAAACCTTCCAGCACCCAACACCCGTTTCTTATAAGCATCCGATTGAGCGTCAAACCAGTCTGTTCCATTCTGCCATTCTACAAATTGCCTTTTCCCCGGTTCACTCATTGATTGCATAAATTCAGGCATCTCTCCGCCGGCAGGAACATAAATAGCATCACAACGCCCATTAAAGTGGTCTCTTATTGATTGCCCTAAAGGAACTTCTGTTCCGTGTAAAGCAATACAGGCACTACATGTTCTACCGTCAAGAGCAGCTATGCGAATCTTCTTCTCAATGAACCTGCCATTTAGGGTTTCCATTCTAGCACTTGCATCACGGTAAGACTGTAGCTGTAAAGTTCTTGTCCATGTATAGGCGGCGTTTACCGGAATATTGGTAGCCATATCCCTTGCATAACGAGCAACTTTAGCCGGGCTCCATCCTTCCCTTACCCCATTCCTGATAGCATCGTCAAAATAATCCGCATATCCATCTCCCCATTTATCCATGTGATTAAAAAATTCTTCACTTTGAGAATACTTTGTAACTAAATCCTCTGGTTTGGGAACTTCAAAGGGTATTCCAACGTCCTTAACTAATTGCATAAAATACGCCATTGCCTCAGCACTCGTTGGGTCTAATCCGGCTTCTATCATGTCCTGCGAAGTACCGTAGAATAATCTTGCTGTTACTGAATTATTAGCCGCCCTTGCCCCCGACAATTCTATATTAGGTGCTGTTTGCCTTATCAGCGTTTCTACCCTATTCATTTCTGCCCTGAATCCAGCAAGCATTTGAGAATAAACTTCGCTTGATACCAACTTGCTTGCTTCTGTTATTGCCTTTGCTTTCTTCTCCAACGCCGTAACAAGAGCCTGAACTTCACTCCCCTGCCCTTTTGACATTTGAGCAATAGCCGACATCATAGCATTAGCACTACGCTCATATTCTGCATCCTGTAACTTACGAATATAATCAATCAGGCTTGGCATTTCTGCTCCGTACTAACTGGTCAAAAGCGCTCACACGCTCCATATCAGCCTTTTCGCTTTCCTCTGTTATCTGCTGGCTTGACATTCCCAATAAACTACCAATCCTTTCTCGATACCATTCATCAGCCCATAGGTTAGGGTTATCTCTACGCATAGTTGATAACGCTGTAACCTGTGCGGACACATCTACAATCTCCGGTGACTTCCAGTTGATATTAATACTTGAAACATCATCGGGTGGTGAAACGGGTGCGGACAATTCCAGGAAGTCTACAACGGTAGAATCAAACTTATTCATAAACCCACTTCTCACATCAAAAGTCCGCTGTATCAATGCCGTCAATCTGAATAACATCTTTATCGAATTTACATTCTCATTCTGAAATCGGTTTATCTTGTTTATCAAGCCTGTCTCTAATTGCTTCAACGCTTCACCCGACAAAGCCCCTTGATTCGTAATCCCATAAATAGGCGTAGCTGATACCTGACTAATTTCCCTTTCAAGTTTATCTAACTGGTTGGTATACTGGCTCATATCGGTAACACCAAACTCGCCAACATCAACCGCTGACAAGAATTTAGCCGCCGCATCATCAATATTCGTCAGCGTATTCCCATCACTGTCCTGTAAGATAAGATTAATAACACTTCCCGGTACAATCCCATCTTTATCAATCTCCATTCCCTTAGACCAATAAATCTTGAACGCTGACAACTTGGAAGCCATCATCATATCGTAAAGGGTAGCGTTGACTATATCCTGCAACGGGATGACGGTTCTTATTTCACTTTCCCCATAATTGGTATAGTTGTCACGCTTGTTAGCCATTTGTACTACTGGAATAATTCCTAATTCCCAATAATAGCCGTTTCCACTTTCAAGCAAAGGTAACGTTCCCTCGTTTACCGTTCTCTGTTCTACTTCTCCGCTACCGGATGTGCCAACCCAATAAGTGATTTTATCAGGTTGATAAACCACGATATAAACAATATCCTCACTGCCTGCATCTTCCGCATCCGTTGAAATATCGCTTGGCTCGCTTTCAGCCCATAACTTACAAGCCCATTTTGGCAAGCCTGTAATCGTGTCATAGATAGCGAATATCCCTGAATAACCATCAAAGGCTGGCTCACTAACCCATAACGCTGTCTGAGGATCTACAATAACAAAACTTTCACCATCACGAATTGCACCTCTGAACCATTCCCCTTGCTTACTTTCAAATCCGTTCCTTGTTATTGTATCTTGCATCCATTCTGATACAGCATCATCTTCGGAATTTATCTCGCTTACTGAAAGCCTTCCAGCCATCATATCAACAACAATCGAACAATAGTTAGAACTGACTTCGTTTAATTCCGCATCATCCGCTTGAATATTCAACATTCGTCTTTGCTGTGCGTCAAGGTTAGCATCATGGTCTCCCTGCGTATACTTGCGATACTTGAATACTCTCGCACCCTTTTTCTTTACTGCTGATACAAGGTCAGAACTTCCACCAATCTCATAATACAAATCTTCGTTTGTTCTCAATAACGCATTAGCAATTAAATTCTCGTTTGCCATCCTTTCTTCTCCTTATAATAATCTTGGTTGCATTTGCGCTTCTTTTATCCTGCGTTCTGCAATAGCGAAATAGTCGGGATCAATCTCGATACCTATGAAGTTACGCCCTGTCTGAACACAAGCCACGCCTGTTGTGCCTGAACCCATCGCAATATCCAGAACAGTATTGCCTTCGTTTGTGTAGGTTTTTATGAAATATCTATAAAGTTCTACGGGTTTTTGAGTTGGGTGCTGTCTATTCCCTTGAGCTGTTCTCACGCCCTTTATTCTTTGTATCGTGCTTGGATATTTACCGCGCTTTAGCTCAATGGTTGTTGCCACAGGACTAATCTTTTGTATATTATTTTTTATATCTTTGGCAACCGCTTTTTGATTACTTACCCTTTCCCCATCTTTAAATCTCTTATATACGCTATCAGAGTATCTCTCATAAATTGGATTGTATACCGGCTGTGTATCACAAAACACTAAAACATTTTCGTGATATTTCATTGGCATTTTCTTGGCATTTACAAATCCACCAGAATAATTTTTATGCCAAATCCACTCATGCTTAAACATATCCAAATTGCTCATCACCAGCTTACTCGTGAACGGCTGGCTTGCAGTCGTCACAAACACGCCCTTGCAAATCCGTTTCACCTGTTCCCACATTGGCTCGAAGGGTATTATCTCGTCCCATGAGCAGGCGGTAGTGCCATAAGGCAAATCTGTCAAGATTGCATCCACACTTTTATCATCCATGCCCTTCATAACCTCTAAGCAATCGCCTAATATCAACTCTACAGTCATACCACTCCTTAAAATGGGGGTCTCTTTTCAGTAGACCTCGATTGTCCTGCATAGTTTTGAATACTTGCCTTCGGATTTATTGCTGTTTTCGTCTGTGATAAATAAGTCATAGCCCATACCTTAGCGTCAAGTCTGTTAGGGCTTGCCTCACCCGGAACCCACATACATAACTCATCTTCAAGTCTTTCAAATGTTCCTACATGATGGTCACGCCCTTTTTCAGCAATGGCACTAATAGGCTCTGCTCTGATTGCCTTTCCACGTGAAGCCCAAACTAATCTGACAGGAACTTCACCCACCGTCTTATCCTTCATTCTAGCATTAATTACAGCCTGCCTGATAACACTTTCTACCATTTCGCCGCCGTTATTCTTTTCGGCAACAATGCAATCCGCTTTATGCCTGTGATAAGCTGTTATTGCCGCTTGCGCCCATGCTTCTGGACTTCCCTGTAATGTATCATCTGATAATGTATAGTAATCATTCCCATAAACGCCAGCAGTAACAATTCCTGCCTCATCCCCTCCGCTTGTTGTAGAAGGGTCAACGCCAACAACAACCTTACTCATACTGTCAGGTGCTTTCATTACCCTGCCATTTTCAATAACTTCTCTCGTCCATAACGCTCCCGGCGCTTCGTCAATATCCTCTGCCATAATCTCTTGCCGGATAGCGATAGAAGTCATATCCTCTGAAATTTCATTCAATGCTTCCCTGCTAATATGAGGATTTTCCCAACTTGTGAAATGAAATACAGCCCATCTTCCTGTTTCATCCCTCATAGCCTTTTTATATAGTTTAGCGGCGTGTTGCGGGTCTCTTGCCTTAGAAGAACTCCGAGAACGCAAGGACGGCGGCGTATAAATAAAAACAGCGTCACCGTTATTATCCAACAACATAGGTGCTCCCACTTCCGTCCAGGCTGTCTCATCCATAAGTTGGTACTCGTCTAATATCAATACATCTGCATAATCGCCACGCAATGAATCAGCGTTCCATGCTGTTTTAGCCCTTACCCTGTTTTCCGTTCCCGACCTTTCAATAATATGCCTTGTTTCGTTTTTATAATAAACGCCCGCTGATATTGGTTCTGCCAAAGCCTTTGTTACTTCTAACCAGAACCTCTCTATCTGGTCTTGTGTTGGTGCGGCATATAAAACACGTCTACCATCTAAATACTTCTCAATAGCCAATATCGCCATTCCAACAGTTTTACCGCCACGCCTACCAGCGCGAATAATTTTTCGCTTTGCAGGGTCATCAATAAATAGTCGTTGTTTCTCATGCGGAGTCGGTATCGTTACGTCTACCATCTGCATACCTCACTACTATTTCAACTTCGCCATTGTTATTCTGGTTTATCTGCTGGGTAGGCTTGCCTATCCCCCTATCTAATATTTCACAAGCCGACCTGAACCTTGTAGAATATCGCTTACCGTCTCTATCCTTATAAATACCATCTATAATTACGTCAACTGCATCTGGTAACGCATCCCTCAACTTCATCTCAATTTCTAAATATCTATCGACCTTCAATTCATTTGCAAGTTGCTCTAAATCTTCTCTATCATCCCATCCATATAAAGTAGATGTCGAAATATCAATGTCGCTGCACGCTTTTCTAACGCTTGTTGTCTTGGAACGTGCAATAACATAGTCTAATTTGTTGTCTGTTAGTCCTAAAAGCCTCTTTCTTAGATTATCCATAATTCCTTGTTTTAAGTGCGGAATCGTCGCGATTCCCTATGACTACTGTTCAAAATTCTACAAATTGCGTTCATACTCATTCCACTTGTCAGCGTCAAGTACTATCACTCGAAGATAGCGACGTTCGGCTTGCGCCTCTGCTAACACCTGCATTTGGCTAATTGCCTGTTCTGGCGCTTCAAATTCAAATCTTGGAGAGCCATCAGCCATAGTTTTCACACGCACCACGGCTCCCTCAAAACTTGCTATTGGCTCTACCATTATCCTAACGCCTTTTTTATTATTTCAATAGCTTCCCCATTGTTTATTGTATCTCCAGGAAAGCGATACACCTGCCAACCCAACAACGCCGCATTATTATATTTTTCGCAATCATCAATAAATCCCTGTCCCCTTGTATGCCTTCCCCTTGACCATACTCCTCCCTCACATTCAATACCTATTTTATGTTCTGGGTACGCAAAATCAAAACGCCACTTTCTACCCAACTCCTCTAACGCAAATTTATATTCACGTTCTGGAACAGGCAAGCCTTCTGCTCTAATAAATAAAGCAAGCGTTTCTTCAAGTTCGCTTTTGCTCACGAAACATACAGCCTTAGTAGTTTTTCCAGTCGGTCTAAAATTGACTCAATCTCTGAACGAATTTCAGGTCGCCAATCCTTCTTATGCCTTGTTAGAATTGCAGACACCTTTTCTAAAATTCCTCTTGGGTCTTTCAATGCCGGATATTTGTTTTCCTTGAATGTCGTTGCGTTCCAACCTTCATCAATAGCTTTATCTAATAATTCAATATCTTCTGGGTCATTCGGGTCACTGTTTCGGTATATGGTGTAGTCTAAATTCTGATAAATCTCTCGCATAGCCGGAGACCACTTTTCAGCAGTTCGATAATAGTCGTAAAGCACCGAAGCACTCACATTCAACTGACTCGCAACTTCATTAATAACTCCCTTTTTATCCCCATGAAGTTTTGCCTGTTCTATTAGCTTGTCTCCTATTTCAAACTGGGTATCTCTCACCATTTCGAATAATTGAATGAACTCCGTTAATACCTCATCGGATAATTTTATTTTTACGGCTTCCATCTTACTCCTTTCTAACCAAGTATATCATGTTCTGGAACAGAACGCAAATTATATTAAGCCTTTATTGACAATCTCCCTCTAACTGAATAACGGTCGCGGTAGTAACAGCCTTTTGCAAAACTGATATTGGAACAGCCACAGACCAAGTTGTGTAATTGCTATTGTACCCGGGAATGTGTTTGTAATCTGCGATCCACTTATCTTTATAGTAATCCCACGCCCTTTTCAAAAAATCCCACGGGAATAAATAAACCCTTTGTGTTGGCATAAAGGCATAAGCAATATAATCAATAGCTAAATCTTTTTCCATCCAGCCCGGCGTATTTGTTGTATCAACAGATGTGTATTCAAGAAGTATATCAGACCAAACCTTTTCACGCTTCTTTTCATCTATATATATTTCTTTTCCGTTATTCAGGAATACAACACGGTCAATACCCAACCTTTGTTTCGATAAGTCGTCAATGGTTTTTAGGTCTGTCATTGTTGGGAACGCCTTATTATAAACCGCTTCCCAGAATGGCTCACAACTTGCCTCTAAACTAAACTGTAATCTCTCGTTAAAATCATGTATCATAATTGGTTGCCCCATGATTCCCATCCGTCACGCTTATTTCTTGCAAACAATTCTACCTTTGCGTATTCAGGATACATTTTCTCAATAAGGTCATAAACACCATCGGGTTTTTTGCTGTGTTGATCTCTGTCTGAATAAATAACGCTTGACGGTCTAAATTCTGCCGCTGGCACCGGTACGCTTCCTCTGGTCGCAATCAATAATAATTCATGCTGCGATCTTGCATAATAGCCCATGCCAATTTTATCCTTCACCCAAACCATGTTTGTTTTGTATTCAAACCCCCACGAATCAATAACAAGTAATGCCTCTTGTAATTTTGGATTAGTTGCCCACAAGAACAATACGCAATCATCGTTAGCGATCTTGACGACCTCTAAATTACAAATGTCATTCAATTCCATTGTTGGATACTGGTTTTCAATTTCTCGACTTGTTGATCTTGAAAAGTCGTATCTCCAGGGCGGATCTGCATAAATTATCGGATATTTACCAATACCCTCAATAGGCTCTGCGGTTTCCTGAATTATTGTTTCAACACGTTCAGCTCTGCGTTCAGCTCTGCGTTCCTGCTGAATTTCTTTGGCAGCCTCTAATACAACCTTTGCCGTGATCTTGCCTTCTGGTGCTGTTTCGATAACTTTAGCCCACGCCTTCACTTGATCTTCAGGGCCTAATTTTGTAAGCGGTCTGGCTTGCGCTTCATTGTCGGGCGTTTTGTCTACAAATGTAGACAAATTACCAATAACCTTTGCGCTGTCAATTAGTTGATAAGCTCTTGGTCTGCTTATGCTCCACTTACTTTGGCAGTATTCCTCAAAAGTAGAATACTCTTGCCTATACAATTTCTTATCACGAATTTTCAGCAATGCGCCTCCAACATCGACAAAGGTTCTAAGCCCTTCCTCAATTATGGTTTCACATTGCTGTAATTCAGATTTCTCGATAAATGATAATTCGGCGCGTTCCATTATTCGTTCACATCCATTTCTCCAATTTCAGTAGCAAGTTCTATTTTACGTTTTTCCAATTCCCCCAACGTTATCCTGTTATGCGCTATCTGGTTGTTTTCGTGCTTTATCTGCTTTTCAAGTTCGAAGATATTTTCCTGATGCTCACTAAGAACTTCTACCACACATTTTATACTTGTTTTTATATTCTGCATTTCTTGTAACAAATCCATTACATTCTCCTTAACCTAACAGCCGCCCTCACCGAAAGCGATAGCCTGCTCAGGACTACGACGGTAAAGGCGGCTGTTAGCTCGCTTTGCGTAATCCTGAGCTAACTACATTATACCACATTTTACAATTCTATATCTTCGTATCTTTCTTTTACCTTCAAAGGCAACTCTCTATGCCATGCTAAGATAACCATTCAATAGCCCTTTTCAATATATTTACATCATCTTTCGCATGCCCCAACAACATATTGCAATTCATACACAATATTCCACGAACATCTCCTGTCGCATGGTCATGGTCAAGTTGCGAATCTTCAATAGAAACACTACTGCCACATATCTCACATTTATAACCAACCCTTTCTAACATCTCCAATTTGTCGTCATAAGAAATTCCGTATTTTTTTAGATATTTTTCATTCCTAACAAGTGGGTAAGTTTTCGCACTATACTCTCTACCATGAGCCAATCTTTCGTCTTTATGTTTATCATAACTCCTTTTCCATATTTCTCTTATTTTTTCAGGATTTTCTTTCCTATATTTTCTCATATAAGCGGCTTTACAAGTCTTACAATAGCTATATCTCCCAGATTTAGTAGATTTGCATATAGCAAAATTATCTAACGGCAATTCCTTCCCACACTTTGGGCACAGTTTGGTTTTCATTTATTCCTCTTAAACAAAACCCCGCCGTCCTGATTAGCGTATCTGTCGAGACCAGCCATAGGAAAGCGGGGTTTTGTAGCTAATCATTGACTAATCTCGACATCATTATTATACCACATTGTCAAGTTCTATGTCCTCATATTTCTCTTTGATTTTAAGAGGAATACTCTTGTGATATTTTTTCATATGTTCTTCCCCATAAAAAGAACAGCACCACTTCCAATAACTAACTTTCGCATCCCACGTTTTAGCCTTTCCGGTTATATGATGGCATTGGCGACACACCAGACACAGGTTCTCATAAAGGTTCAAATCTGTAATACCCTTTTTCTTTGAATACAACATATGATGAGCTTCCTCCGCTGGTCGCTTTCCACAAACCTGACAGACGTGTATATTTCGCTCTCTCATTAATGCTAATGCAGTACTGGTGGGATTAGGCATTCTATTTCCTTTCATTGATTAATTAATCATCATTACCGAACACAAACCCTAAGAATATCAATACAGCAAATCCAATCGACACCCAACCAATAGGCTCATACCCGTTCCAGAACAGCCATACCATTATCGCAATTACTAATAGCATTAGTTTCATTTATTCCTCTCTTTCACTCACCAATATCTCCAATTTTCCAATCTTCAAATCGCCACGACGTATCCGCCTCATAATTCTGTCAAGATGTGACATTAGATTTCTCTCGCCGCCTATCAAATGCGCTTTGTCTATCGTTACATCTCCGAACTTAAGCACAGTAACCTCTCCATGATTTGCGGAGTGTCCATATCCAGAACCGCCAATATCGGCTGCCACTGTTTCGGTTGTCTCACCCATATACGGAGACAATACTTGCGAGTCTTGCATCTGTACATAAACCCTATAATCACTCACGGTCATTCCATTCATCCATAAACAGGGCTCTGTCACCATCGGACACATCAACACCACCCATGCCACCGACCCAAATACCTAGCCTAACCAATCCAACCATTAACCACCTTCTTAAACCTGAGCAAAACATCGGGTCAAGCACCATCTCAATTCGCAGGTTTTTATTCAATTCCTTTTCAGATACGTGAACCTTTTCGCTCATTCATTCCTCACTTATATCATCTTCGTAGGTAATCACTTCCGGCAATCTATCCCTCTCCGCCTCGCAGCGGGCAAGGTCAGCGCGGAGGGTGGCGAGTTCTTTTAGTGCGTCCAATATGTCACCGGCGTTAGCCTCCACAAACTCGTCTCTATCAAATCCGGACACATATCCAATCATTTTGTTCAGTTTGTCGTTAGTCATTCTTCCTCCTTTGCCCATTCTGCCAATTTCCAAGCATAAGATGTGTTTGGCATCCATTTTCCAGTTGTACTAACAGGTTCTGTAATGTCAAGGCTATCTTGTTCTTTAAGCGCATCTATAAATTCTTCCATCGTATCAAAGGATACAATCTCATTATCCTGAATAACGGCTGTTGTCAAAAACTCCTCCATTTCGGCAATCTCTTCCTAGGTATATTCACCACCGCAATAAGGACACGCCTTGATTTCAGGCTCAGGCTCATAAGCCTCAACAGCACAATAACATTCTGATAACTGCTCATCCGTAACAAACACATACCGCTCTGGATTTGTCACGCTGGC